TCTAGCCATGTCTTTGCTGCGAGCATATTCGGCCCTAGAGGTTTGCCCGCCTGTAGCAGGGCCATTTCAAGTCGCGTCAATGCTTGGATCTGATAAGGCGAAAAGTAAGCCGCCACCGCTTCTTCGGCGGTGATGGGGTCTGATTCAATTACTTCTGGTTCCGCCTGCTCCCAATTATCAGGAAGCTCCGTCTCAGGAATGGCGCGGGTGCCTGCGGGAGGCTTCCAGCCTTGCGGCTGGTCGGGGCGAACAAAGGTGACAACCTTGCCGTCTGATTCTTGGACTATGGCGATGGAGTTATTCATAAATTAAAAGCAGACGATGCGGACAAAGCCATCGCCACCGTTACCGCCTGCTCCGCTGCTGAATCCGTTAAGCGCAGCGCCACCGCCGCCACCGCCACCGCCCAATCCGCCTGCGTTGGCTCCCGCTTGTGCGTTGGCGGTTGTGGAAGCGTTGCCGCCCCTTGCGCCTGTGCCGATTGCTGGGCTTAAATCGGGCAGATACATAGCCGCCCGCACATCAGTGAAAGGGCCTCCATTGACTGATCCGCCGTTATATGCAGTTGGCGTTGCGTCGATTGATCCGCCTGCCCTGCCTCCTTGTGTGCCGTTATTGTTGGCACCGCCGCCAGCAGTGCCTGTTAAGCTGCCCACAGTGCCAGCAATGCCGCTGCCGCTTGTTCCTAAAATGGAGCTTGCGACCCCCGCCACTCCACCCGTGCCGTTTGTGGGCAACGATGCAAGGCCACCGCCACCGCCAGTGCCAGCGCCAAAAGTAGACCCGTGGCGCAGCGTAATGTTTGGCGTGACCCAGCGAACGCGAACGTCACCGCCAGTTGTTCCTGCGTTGCCATTTTGATTGATTACCGTTTGCGCTGCGCCTCCCGCACCTCCTGCGCCGACCAATACTTCAATCACCGACCCGCCAGTAATTCGCGTTGCAAAGAATCCATAGGCACCGCTCCCGCCGCCAGCACCGCCAGCGCACACAGTCCCAGAAGCGCCCACACGCCCGCTGCCGCCACCGCCGCCAGCGCCGATCATTGTGATTAGCTGATGGTTGCTCCAACTCGGAATGGTAAAAGTCCACACCAATCCGCTGCCACCTGTCGCGCCTGCTGGGGCGGTTGCGTAGTAGAAGTCGAAGACTTCGCTGGAAGGGGCAAGGGATTTTTCGGTGTTTGTGGAATCCCTGTAGCGAAGCGTATCCGAAACACGGTAGATGTCGCCCGCACTAGGCGATGCGGGGGCGTTGGTCGGAAGTTGCAGTTCCGCCGAGGCGGTCAGATTCGTGAAAGAGCCCGCGGAGGGCGTGGTAGAACCGATTGCCGCTGGTGCCGCAAAATTCACACGGGCGTTGTCGAAGGTTCCAGAGGTTACATCTGAAGCGGCGTGAACATGGGAAAGCGGAGTCCTTGCGTCACTCAATCTTGCATCATTCCCCTCGCAAGCTGTTCCTGCCGTAGATCCGTAGCTAACCGCCAGTGTGCGATTTGCTGTCAAATCTCCCCCTCCCGTAAGTCCTGTGCTTGCGGTGATGGTTCGACTTGTCGGAACCCCACCAATATTAGTCAATGCGGTTGCGGGATTTGTTACGTCCGAAAGATTGTTAACCTCCAGCAGTGCCCCCTGTGCCGTTAAAAGCCCGCCCACATTGATCGTCCAAGCTGTAAATGGCCCGCCACTTCCCTCCACGGTATCGACATTAACCACCAACGATGTTCCAGAATAGCTGGTAACAAAAGCATGCATGTGTCGGGATGCATCGTATACAATGGTAACGTCCTGTGTCGGGGTGTAGCTGAGTCCTGACTGGACAACAAATGTCTTAGAGCCAGTGGTAATAGAATGAGATGATGTGCTAGTTGTGAGGTATCGGTCTCCACGATTCGCCAGCGTAAATGCTGTAGTAGCAATCTGAGTGGTATCAGTTCCAGCAGCAGCAGTAGGCGCTGTCGGGGTGCCCGTAAGAGCAGGGGAATCTAGATTGGCTTTAAGGTTTAGCGCGGTCTGAGTAGCGGTAGATACGGGTTTGTTTGCATCTGAAGTATTATCGACATTACCAAGACCAACCATTGACTTCGTTATGCCGCCAACCGTGCCAGTAAATGTCGGGGACGCAATATTTGCCTTGAGGTCCAGCGCAGTTTGAGTGGCCGTGGATAAGGGCTTATTCGCGTCACTAGTATTGTCAACATTTGAAAGCCCTACATCGGATGGAGTGGCCGAAGCTCCAACGGTTGCTCGCCCCTTTGCATCAACTGTGACTTTGGTGTAGGTTCCTGCAACAACCCCACTGCTTGCCAAGGTGGGATTAGGGTAGGTTCCCGTAAGATCTCCGCCTGCTGGACCGCTTGGAGCGCCAGATGGCCCTTGAGGGCCGCGCTCAATAAGCTCAAGAACCTCTACCTCCCTTTCGGTTATCTCAACAACTTCTATTTGCTTTTCGATAACCTCAATGACTTCTTGGCTCATCGGGAGATTTCCTGATAGACCTTGGCCTTACCAGTGGCGAATGCGATGTAGGTATAGCCGAGGTAGAGTTCGATTTCGTAGACGTTGTCGCCTGCGGTGAGGTTGGAGGCTTGTGTGGCAGTGATTTCTATTTCAATAGTTCCCGCGCTTCCGCCCAAGGTAATTCCGCTTCCAGAGGTCAGCGTGAGCAATGTGGCGCTATCCTTAACGCATTCCCGAATCACCATATTGGCCCCGTAGCCCGTAAGATTGACTGGGACATTGGACTTGCCATTGCAGGACTTGGTCAGATAACGAAACTTCGCCGTCCAAGTTTTTCCTTGGACGATATCAATATCTCTCTCAAGTCTCCAGTAGTTGGTCATTTAAATAGCGGGATTCTGAAAGAAGTATTACTGCCGTTTGTAATAACATTGACCTCCATCCAAGCGACATGGTTGTTAAAGGCCGCTCCAGCGGGAGTAGTATTGGTTTGAAATACTTCCGCTTGGAAGTTTGTGGTGTTGCTATTGGTGAGGGCTGGGAGTGGCAGGCCGAGGTTAGTGCGGGTGACTGCAATATTGTTAGACGCATTGGTGCCAGAGAACTGGATTGCCTCTACATAAGATATGTTGTGATAAAAATTCCACTGTCCAGATTCGCGGATAAACTTAACAGCTTCATCAAATCTACTGAGGGTTATCAGATTGTTAGTAGATCCAGCCTGTCTAATTACCGTGGTTGTGTTGGTGGTTCCCCTGTGGATAACTGTCACTTCGTCTCCAGCAAATGTTGCGGCGTTGGTCGGGAGAAGGATGGTGTTGGATATGCCAGATACATTGGTAGCCAATGAATAAACATAGAGATTACGGGCATTGGTGGCATTGTTTGTTTGTGATGTAACGATTACTGTAAGATCTTGAACCAGTGTCTGAATCGGAGCCACTTGCCAGAAATTGGTTGGACTCACAACTTCTCCGTTGGTATTGACTAAAACTGGATTGGTATTAGATCCAAATAATGCCGTTTGGAATGTGGCCGTGTTTGTATTGGTAAGACCAGTCCAAGGCAATCCAATGTTAGTTCTAGCCGTTCCAGAGTCGAACGCCGTATAAGCAAATCCGCTCCAACCAACAAAAGCTGGTGTTGCGGTAGAAACATTTGTAACTACTTTTGAAACCGCCCCACCACTTCCTATCGAAAGAAGACCGCTACCCAAAGTTGACACACCCTCTAGTTGAATTGGGCCATTAAGATAAATTCCATTACTTGCATTGACGGCAAACGTGCTGTTTCCTCGCGAAACCCCCGCCGTCCCCCCTTGTGGAACGCCATTAAAAAGAAAGGCACCCCAATGGGTCATTGTTCCCATTCCGCCCAAAAGAACAGATCCACCAGCTTGATTTCCAAAATTTGACATGGAGTGACTAAATCCAACAGCAAGACTATTTTCCACTGTTGAGTCTATTGTTATCGTGTTTCCAAATGCCGAAGAAGCATCTGAAGCTGTGGAAGCATTGGTTATATTAATACCAACTGACAGGGCGGAAAATGCACTGTTTGTTGCTCCAAGACCAATAGCTGTTCTGAAATTCGTGACATTGGTGTTCGTGAGCCATGTTGCACCAAGACCAAGTGCTGACCGAATCGGCCCTTGATAAAAGGCGTCTACGAACCAGTTGGTTCCGCTTGTAGTCCAACCAAATACACTTCCCAAAGCGCCGTCTGTAATGCCTTGCAGCGCCATTGCGCTGGCGGCGGGAATAGCACCATTTACGTCTAACTGGCCCACATCTCCACTTGCGGCAGAGAGGTTACTGAGCGTTGTCGCAGCATTGGCTCCAAACGCCAGCGCATTGCTGAACGTCAGAACATTCGTAGTATTGGCGACTACTGTGCCGTTGGTGGTGAAGCCGAGTAGTGATGTTGCAGAATTGATGTTGGTGAGTGCGGACCAACCGAGGCCAAGATTTGTACGAGCCGTTGACACATTGGTCGCTCCCGTTCCCCCCAAGGAAATTGAAAGAGCATTGCTTGAAGCAAGATTGCTCAATACCGTGGACGCGGGCTGAAACGCAGAAGACAGATTGGTGGATGCAGAGCCCAAACCCAAGGCCGTGCGAAAATCGGCAGCAGAAAGTGCAGAAGCTGTATTGTCTGCATTAAGGCGAAGAAACGTAATTGCGCTAGGATTGGCCAGTGTAAATACACTAGATCCAACCGTGGTTGCACCAATAGTTGTTCTGGCAGACGCGGGGTTTGTAGCTATGAACAGGGCGTCACCCACCGTGGTTGACCCCAAATTTGCGCGGGCATTGACGGCATTGGTGGCTCCCGTTCCCCCCTGTGCAATTGTTGTTGTTCCGACATTTGTAAGAAGAATTGGGGGAATGTTGGATGTCGAAATCAGACCAACAAGATTGCTTGACTGAAGATTAGTTAGGGTGCCTCCATTGCTAGATGCCAGATTGGAAAGCGTTGCCGAAGATGGCTGAAATGCGGATGCAGGATTGGTGGCCGCTGTTTCCAAGCCAAGTGACGTTCTGGCAGTAGCGGCGTTGGTAGATCCAGTGCCTCCCTGCGCCAGACTTAGAGTCCCAACTACAGAAGAAGCATTCAAATTCGTTAGACTTCCTCCATTGTTGATGGATAAATTAGTTAGCGTTGTGGAAGATGGCTGAAATGCGGATGCAGGATTGGTGGCGGCACTTCCTAGTCCCAAACCAGAACGAGCATTAGAGACATCGGCGCTCCAGAAATTAGTCGGCTGAACCACCGCATTGTTGGTTCCAACCAACACGTTGCGGGTTTGAGCGTAGCCAGAAACAATCAAGGCTGCTGAAATAACAAGAGAGAGATTTTTTTTCATTACATTAGTCGTTTCCAAACACGATTTGTTCCAGTTTGGCTTGCATAGTCATTGGGTCTAATCACAAAAGGACTGTTTGTTGCGTCCGTTCCGTTGGTCAATTGATAGATAGCTGGAATTCCACTGATTACCAAAAATATCACAATACCAACTGCGTAAGTTCCACTAATCGTATTGAGCCCGTCTAAATCTGTGGCTGCTCCGCCAATCAAGCCTGTGAGCGATGGCTCCACCCGAAGGATGTTGACACTAGGGGTTTGGATTGGCGTTGAGCTAACACCAATAACACTGGACGAAGGAATGGGGATGCAAATCTTGCTCATCGGGTTACCTCTGGGGAAATGATTACGTTACCTTGAAGAATGCGGGTTGTGACGGCCCCGTTGTATAACTCAAGGTCATATACGGCCTTATCACAGACCGAGAGGAGCCCCGTGTCAGTAGCCGAAATAAAGAGACGAATAGATCCAGTAGACTCATTTAGAATAATTCTACCATTAGTTGTCGATAGTTCAAGAACTACGGCTTTGGATTCGGGCTTTGACCTGATTTGCATCTTGGCAGTATATCCAGCAAGATTGACTGGGGCCGATGGCTCGCCAGTCTCATAGAAAAGCGTCTGATTAAAAGTCGCCCCTTGAAAGATACAAATGTCTGCTTCGGCAATGGGTAGTTGAACCATAGAAAAAATCCAGCGTAGAGTCTACCATTGCCTTCGCAAAGTCAAGGACTGTTTGAGATTCTTAAATGCTTCTTTGTTAAGTCGCTTCTTTTCTGAAATTGCTTCTGATCCCGCCATGGCCCCGAATACCTTACGAGCGACAAACAGTCCTACTGCGAATGAATCAAATAAATCGGGAGACTTGCCAATGCGCTTTTTCATGTCGGTTTTAGACTCAATAATAATCTTACGAGTCCTTCTTGCATACTTTCTCTGGGTCATTTCCCACGCCAAGTCGGATGTAATTCCCTTGAGTTGCTCGCATTCTAAGAAATAACGGGCAGCAAAGCAGAGTTCAGAGGCCATGTTATGGAACAATTCCTTGCCGACTTGTGGTTTTCCCGTGACTTCGTTTCTCATGGCATATTGGGCGCTAACGGGAAGGTCCGAGGCTGCTCCAGCGAAACTGACAGCGTGCCACCCCCTAAGAAGTTCTCGCTCCCCGATAGACCAAAAGATACCACCAGCCGAAGCGTCTACTCCTATCCATTGGTTCGGGATTCCCAACTTGATAGATAGATCGCTAATCTGTTGGATCATTTCGTATTGAAAGTCCTCCTGAGATCCTGCCCTTCGGTTGAGGACATACTGTTTTTCTACGGCAATCGCCCATTTGCCCGTGATTAGCCTCCCGTATTTAAGGTGGGTAAAGACAAAGCGATCTCCGCCTTCCGTATAACTTGGATCAACTCCTGCAATATCTTTCGGGGTTCCATCCCAGATAGGTTTATCCAAGGCTCCATGGCGAGCTAGAAGTATATCCGAAACAATCGTAGAGTCATCAGCATCTGCGGGAGGCCAAAAACCCCTGAACTTCCTCCAGAACTGGGGGTTGAGTTCTCCTAGTTCCTTTTTGGCTAGGGCTACGTCATTGGGTTTAGGAAGGAATGGGTAGCGCAGCCCCTTGCCTTGCTCAAAGGCTTGCTGGTTCGGATTGTCTTTCTCTGAGTCAAAGCGAATACAGATCCCCTCAATACCTGCCACCCTGATTTTCCAATTGGAAGTATCTTCATCAACACTCATCCATCCCTTGATTGGTTCGCAGAATTTCCCATGGGGATCGAATATGGATGCGGGGTTGCCTGCTCCAACAACATAAAGCTCTTGAGCGCCCTTAAATCCCCAGATCGCTTGGTTAATTACGGAAGCCGCGCAGTCTTGTAACTCGTCTACAATCAATATGATGCGACGATTCTTTTTACCCTGAAGTCGTTTTTGGGCATCGTCTTTGTATTCATCGCCAGCCGCAAGAAGCATAATGGACGAGGCATCGCTTACCCCTGTCTTAGGATCGATGGTGGCCCCCTCTTCTTCGGACAGCTTGATGATATCCATAGATTCAATGAGCCTGCCCGATGCGATTCCGAGATTTCGGGCTTCGCGATACATCTTAACTAGTGCAGCCCAAATACGCTGCTTGGCGTCGATTTTGCTCGTAGAAACCACAATGCACATTGTGTTGATGGGGTCGCAGAACCAGTTGACCAGTGCAAATGCCGCCATCCCGTAGGACTTTCCTGAATCCGTTCCGCCTGCCAGTCCCGTCACGCTTCTGACAAACCTATTGCCCGAAGCCTCATCTTCCTCAAATACTTGAGCGCAGAAAGCCTGAGCGGACAACTCAGCCCACTTGTGCCACTGGAAGGTTGGCCAGATAGCAGAAACAATATTTCGATAGTGGCGGGCTTTCCCAAGCCCCCCCTCTTCGGGGGTTAACCCCATGAGGAATGCGTCCATTTCGATGCGAAGCGGAGTAATCGCCTGCCCGTCTTTGGATAACCACAGCCTTCCGTATTTTTCTATCCCCTGATCTTCTGTTGCCATCTGAGAAATTTATATTAGACTAGACGCGATGGCTAATCCAAGCAAGAAGAAGATCGACTGGGATCTACCAGAAAACAGAATCAAAAAACAAAACGCCTTCCGACTTTATGTCGCTGGCAGGGGAACCAAGGCAATTATGAATGAACTTGGTTGTACATATCCTCCCCAGCTTTCCAAATTTGTCCATAGCGAGAAATGGGATAAACATGCCGAAATATGGAAGGCCAACCCCGAAGAAGAGAACCTCTATCCTTGGGAAGTTGAGAGGCCCAGCCAACTAGTCCCCGCCCCACCAAAGATGGAGTCCATGGACAAAGAGAAGCGGATGCAATGCGTTAAAGCCTTCTCCATGTTTTGCTCTGGACGGAACGCTCCTGATATCGCCCAAGAGATCGGGGTTAGTGTTTCTACAATCAACCTTTGGAAGGAAACCCAGAGGTGGGCAGCTTGTAGGGAAAGGTTGGCCAACGATCAAAATCCCGCCCCTTGGGAGAACGACGATGTTCCGACTCTGCTTTCCGATATCACCGCATCGATTGAGACCATGAAAAAATCAATTAAATTTCTGACTGGCAAGGTATTGGTTAAGGCTGCTGATGCCGCGCAAGACCTTGACGGAATGGAGGCTCTGGGTATGATGCGGAATATTAAACAATTGGCCGAAGCCGCTTCTATAAACTTTAGCGATGGTAACAACCAACAGAATGCGGTTCAGATCAATATTGCCACCAAACTAGAATCCTTGAAAATTCCCGACAACAACACCTATGAGGCCGAATTGGTAATCAGTGAGTGAGGCATTGAAGTTTTGTTACGCTCGTAAAACTGATGTTCCCCCACAGGGCTGGTGGATCAATTGTCCCATCACTGGAGAAGCCATCCATGGAGGAGACTTCGGGGACATGGTCAAGAACTGCGAGAAGAAAATTTTGGAACGGGGGTTGGTTCCACCAACTGACATTGTTGCCCAGATAGAGAATGCCCTTTGCGAACGTTTGGCTGGTAATCACAACTGTGTTCCATGCTCCAAGGCAGCGCAGACCTTGGGCTTTGGAGAAATCGTGCGTTGGGTTCGCGCCATGTACAACTTTGCCACCCAATCCCAATTTCAATTGGTTGACCAAGAAGAGGCCGAACGCAGGGCAAAAATTTGCGCTACATGCCCGTATCAAATCTCCGCCTCTGGATGTTGGGGATGCAAGGGAATTGCAGGAATGCTTCCAGCTATCGCGGGAGCCCGAAAGACCAGCTATGACGCCCAGCTAAAAGCTTGCGGAGTTTGCGGATGTTTTAATTCGGTAAGCGTCCATCTTCCTCTGGATATCCAGCAGGACTCCCATCTTAGCTTTCCCGACCATTGCTGGAAGAAATCTCAAAGCGAGTAATCGCTTTGTTAAAACTCATGGGGGCGATACCTGTCGGACCCTCGCGATGCTTTGCCACAATGAATTCCACGGTAGGATTCTGGGTATGATTTTTGGCATCTTCTTCGTCGCAATGCAGGATCATCACCATATCGGCATCCTGCTCAATAGCGCCAGATCCCTTAAGGTCTGACAGGCTTGGCCTGCCTCCGCGCTTGTCGGGATCGCGATTCAACTGTGCCAGCACCAAAACTGGCACACGCAACGTCTTGGCCAACTCTTTAATCCCACCACTAATCTCCTCAACCTCATTGACGCGGTTGTCCCTGCTACGCTTGCTGTCTCCGCGAAGCAACTGGAGGTAGTCGATAATGATCATGTCCAACGGCTCTTTCTGATGGGCGCGGCGAGCAACCGCTTTGATGTAGCCAATAGATTTGCCTGATGTATCATCGCACAAGATATTGCTATCGCGAACTTCGGCGTAGGCATTGGAAAGGCTTTCACGCTGATACTTGGTAATAGACTGAGCAAGGATGTCAGCCGCACGAACACGGGCGCGACTGCGAATCATTCTCTCCATAAGGCTGACGCTGGTCATCTCAAGTGAGAAGATCAAAACTCTCTTTTGA